TCTAAAGTTGTTTAGAATTTGTATATAATTAGTTGGTATTCTCAATATTGTCCCATCTTCTAATCCAAATGGTGCGTTGTGAATATTGTTAGCAGATGCAATAATCCACCATAAAGATGCATCATTATAGTATTGATACGCAAGTGTATCCAATCTATCACCAGTCTCAGTAGCAACATAGATATCATCATCCCTCAGAGGAATCTCTGGATAAATCTTTGAACGATAGACTGTTCTACCATCATTCAATACTTTTGTTTCATTATTTTCGTATCTACTTGCCATCTTATGTAGTTGTTACTGGTGCGAATGAGTAGTAACTATGGTTACTAACACCATTTCGTTGTTCAATAAATTTAAAAGTAGTTTCTACATTTATAATTTTAGGTAGTTTATACCCATCCATTTTTTCTGGTGTATCACCATTGAATAAATTTCTTTCAATTTCAGTTTCCCAAGGAGAATTATCATCAAAAGAATATGAAAGACTTTCTAAAAATCCCTCTTTTCTTTTATACATATCACCAATTGTTAATCTTAAAAATGGTGCAGTTATGTATCCCGCATCACCTTCAAATGCCTGAGGATAAACTAACGATGTTAGGAAGTTTATCCTATCCCATGCAGCTTTATGTTCTATTGCATTTAATGAAAATACTTTAAATGAAAATGATACACTTCGTTCAATACCATCATAAGTGTAAAAGTTAAATGGATTACCAATAAACTTACCACTATTCCAAGAAGGAGAGAATGATTCATTCAATCCAGTAATAGTTGATAAGAAATTAACTGCTTTATTTTGTTTAATTGATTCAAACTTCAATGTGATAATATCCTTAGAATCAATTTCCAATTTGTTAGCAACCTCATTAATATCATCAATAGTATATGGAACTTGCCTATTGATAATATTAGTATATGATGAATAATTTCCAGCTATACCCTGTTCTATTGAGTTTTTCTTTTTTGTTTTTTCACGAGCTCTCCACTTTAACTTTGGGTCTTTTACTCTTTTATCATTGGCCAATTGAACATCAGGAAATGGTGTACTTTTTAGAATACCAAATTCTCTATTTTCTTCAACTTCATTTGCTGGTGTGAACATTGGAGTGATAAGTGGCGGCGCTTCTGAACCGATTATAGCACTACCACCACCTTCGAATGGAAGTTCTTCTTCAACCGATATAGTTGGTAAAAAGAATGATGAATAATATGCACCGTTTGCATTAAAATAATCCCCAGTAGTTGCACTTATGGAACGATTACCGTATAATTTACCTTTAGGACCTACTTTTCCTTTAGTATCTATTGTTGAATTGGCATCTCTACCATAGTTTCTTACAATTTTAACACCATTTTTAAATGCAGGGTATTTATCAAAATTATAGTTATTTTGTGATGGAGTAACCCCACCTACAATCTTATCTCTTAAAAATCCTTTAGCTAATCCGATAGCACCACTAATTGCTTTGTTCTTCAATTGGTCTGGGTCGGTTAATCCACCACCCAATACATCACCAAGCAAACCACCCAAACCATTACCTTGTGCAGATGATTTAATTTCTTCCAATAGTTTAGTATATGAACTTTGTATTTCAGATGTTTTCAATCCACCACCATTCACCACATAAGTTGGAGTTGCTAATTGAGGAATCCCTAAAAACTTTTGTACTGTTTGTGATGCACCAGATACAGCTTTACCAAATTTACTTCCTAAAAATCCACCCAATAAACCAGTAGCATCACCACCGGTTGCCAACTTCATATCAGTTAGTGGTTTAGTTGTTCCTGTTACTATCCTACCACTCTCAAACCCATATAATAAAGGTTCTGAAAGTTTTCCTAATATTCTAATACCTGTTGTTTCTTGCTCTAAAAGTGTCTCTTCCAAAATACTACCATTTGATGCTCTCAACTTATTAAGTGCCTTCATAGCAGTAGAATTAATAACTGGAGAGTTGGATGATAACGGAATTTTGTTACCATCTCTAGGAGTAAAGGCATCTTTTGGCGTTTGTCCCGCAAAAGGACCCTGCTCTAATTTTCCGTTATTAAATAATTCTAATAGTGTTGGCATAATTAAGTTCCAAATGAAAAGTTATTTTTGGTTGATTTATCAACACTTCTCGCAACATTAGCAGTAACTCGTCTACCATCCATATAAACATCTTTGGTTTTCTCAGTTGCTGCAATTAATCTTTCAGCCCAAGCAGGAGTTCCACCAGCACCAATATTAGGTGTTGTTATTAATTCATTATTTAATGAAGTACCACCCCCACCCAGTGCAGATGGTGGTGCAAGAATACCCGCATCATTTTTACTACCTTGAAATAATCCACCTTCTTTTGGAGACATCATAATAGGACCACCATTTGGATTTATAGCAAGGTCACCAACCTGAGTTGCACCCTTAGCTTTACTAATTAAAGCCAATAATCCACCAATAGCAGCTGCAGCTAAAGGAATACCTATACCAAATGGAATTTCAGCCAATGATTTAAATGTTGTAGCAATTGCTGTAATTGTGGATTGAATTGCTGCTCTTTTTGAAATAATGTACATTGCAGTTAAACCCGCAATAATAGCGGGTAAAACACCAGGTATAGAATTTAAAAATCCAAATATACCACCAACTACTTGGAATACAGGATTTAATATATCAAACATACTTTGTAATAATGGTACAAGTGCAGTACCCAATATACCAGCTATGCCAGTAAAAGCATTTCCCATTGCTTCGACTTGACCTTGCATCTCTTGTTGTTGTGAGAATTGTGCTACTTTGGAAGCTAATTGGTCTTTATCTATATTAGAAATGTCTAATCCCTGTTCAATAGCTTTATCAGCCAATGCCCTTTGTTCAGCATTTAATGAGTTTAGTTTTTCTTGAGCGTTTAATTGTTTGTTAATTTCCTCAACACTCATACCAGCTGCTTTGGCTAATTGTCTTTGTGTAAAGTAATCCTGCTTTCTGAAATCACCCGCTCTATTTAATTGCCTTAATACCTCTTTCTGAGCTTCAACAGTTTTACCCGCCGCTGCCAATGAACGAGCTTGAGTTAGATTGAATTGTCCACCAACAAATGTTGCTGCTACTAATTCATCACCAATATTACTTTGGAAATCCAATAAGTGTTCGGTTGTTGCTGCCACCGATTTTAAATTAGTACCTAATTGTCTTGCTTGAATTGCTGCTTTTGTTAGAGATTCAACATCACCTTGGAAAAGAGTTGATGCTATTTCAGCATTTTCAGCTATATCTTCAAATACTTTAGCAGGTGCTACACCAGCTAATTTAGCCATCTCAGCTACTTGTAACTGAACACCAGCAGCAGTATCTGAACTCAAACCTCCAATTTGTTCAAATATACCCTGTACTTTAGCTGCAGAATCTGCCGATACTCCGAAATTAGTATTTAATAAAGTTAACCCAGCAACTGCCTCATTACTAAAACGAGCAAAATCAGTAAATTCCGATGTTAAAGCCGCAGCAGTATCAAATACCTTTTCAGCATTTACACCCATATATGCAAATTGACCTGTAATTTCGTTTGCTTGAGATTTTATTCCCTCCATTTGGGAATTTGTTAAACCAGTAGTTTCTCTGAATGATTTTGCAGCATCATCTAATTTAGTGAATGATATAAGTGCTGTAGCTGCCAATCCAGCTATTAAAAATAACGGGCCCATACCCGCCGCAAATGCCATTCTTAACTTTCGAGCAAATCCTAACATTGATTGAACAGGACCAGGCAATTGTTGATTCAAATCTTTGAGCATTTCAGTTTTCATAACCAATTGCTCAGTCTCTAAACTTGCCGCCTGCAATGCATTTACGGTATCGTTACCCAAAATACTTCGTTGAGCTTCTAAATCCAATCGTTGTCTTTCGAATTCAGAAATACCCATTAGATTATCCATTTCTTGAGCCGCCGATGTAGCTGACTGAACTAAAGCATCTTTAGCATTTCGTAAAGCTTCTTTTCGTTCTCTTGCGTTCTGAGATACTACACCGCTATTTTTACTTTCAATTTCAGCTTGTTTTGCAGCTTGGGTTGCTAAGTTTGCATAAACATTAACATTATCCTTATTATTTTTTAATTGAGCTTTTACCGATGGTGATAATCTTCTAAATTCGTTTGCAAATGATTGAAATTCTTTATATCCATCCGAAGCTGCTGAATTTCTTTTTTTCTCAGCATCAATTAATCTATTGATTGCTTTTAACTGATTTCTAGCATTTACTAAACTTTGAAGTTCTGAGGCATTAAGGTCCTCACCTGCTTTTTTACGCTTCGCTTGTAAAGCAAGTAAGTCTTTTTCAATTTTGAGTTGTTCACTCCTTTCTCTTCCTAAATCCCTAGAATCAGCCATTTATCTAATATTATTTAAATGTATCTTTTAAATCAATATTATGCTTTTTCAAAAAGTCTTGAACCCAAGGGTCATTCTCTATTTGTTTTTTAGCCATCTTATCGATTTCATCTCTCTTTTTAGAAATAGCTTTTAGACCAGGATGTTGTGCTATCATTTTTTCAATAGCTGCTCTATCTTTAGGTTTGTTACTCTTAAAAAGACCAAAAAACTCACTAAGGTTTTCTTTTGAAATTTTATATTTTGCCATAATTAATATCTCCAATTATCCAACTATAAATATTGAATACAAAAAAAAGTTAGGATATTGAAGAGTACTACTTCTTTATCCTAACTTTAGAAGGTGTTTTAATGTTTTTGTTTGCTTTTTCTGCCGCTTCGTTTTCTTTTTTCTTCGCTTCAGCTAACTTATTGTAGTAAAAGTTTCTGAGGTGTGTTGGCATTTTGTAAACATCTGATTGTACAAACCCATTACCATAGTAACACAATTCAAAAATTTGCTCATGTAGTAATTGACTATGATTCTTCCCCAGGCCAAAAAAAGTTAACGCCTAATGTAATAGGCACTACCTCCATTTCACCATCTTCATGCTCATGCTCATAAGTCATGTCCATATCAGGTTGGATTTCCTTGACATAGTTCCTGAATGCTCTACTATCTTTTACCAACATATTTGATACAAATTTGTTAACAGTTCCCATATCGGAATTACCATCAACTGATTTAATCATATATCTTAATCGAGTAGTGATATCAAAGGATGCATCTTTATTAAACTTTTCTAATGCTGCGATATCTTTTTCAATTGCTTTCTCATCACCATGAGTCAACAATTTAAATACCAATTTATTTTTACCCACTGGTGTGGTGAACTCAAATTCATTTTTGTTGTTAAATCCAGATAAATCAATTTGTTTAGTTTTAACCTTACCTAAATGAATAACAGCTTCAATTTCTTCACCCAATTTAGTAGAATAAAATCTCATAGGATATTCAGGACCATACCCCAATACTCTGGTTGCAAGGATGATTGCGTTCTTATCACCAATAGTGATATCATCAATGTTTACCTTGTCCACAATAATAGATTCAAACAATTTATCCAATACTACTCCCTTTTTAATGAGGTTTTGTGAAGATAAAATATCCTCTTCCTTTGCTGTCATATATTTGAGTGTTACTCTACCAGAAGAAAGGGGATTATCGGAAGGATATACTTTTCCTCCAGATGGTAAATCAATAACTTCCGTTGGAAAATCGTAATGTGTTTCGCTCATAATTAACCTTTATTTGTTGTATATATAAGTATATCAAAACAAAAAAGTTATAAAATGAAAAAAGGTTCTCACTAAGAGAACCTTCTTCAAATATAATAATAGTGGATAGTTTATTAGAATTCCAAAATAGCGTAATCGTATGCTAATGTTAGTTCGATATCAGCAGGGTCATTAGATGAAAAATCTAAATCGTTGAAGTTAGCTGATGCAATAAATGCTCCTTTTAACTTCCATTGTTCGATTTTATCACCAACAGGTCCTAACATATAGAAATCAATATCTTTTTTGTAGAAATCTGCATATCCTTTTCTACCGGTTACAGATTCGTATCCCAATCTTACCCATTCCATAACCTGTTGTGCTCCAGAAGGAACAATTGGGTCATACAATGTGATTGTGATATCCTGCCACTCACCCTTACCTTGCAATTTGCGATAAGTGTTGATGTGGTCCAACTTCACAGTTTCGAAATTGATAGATGGTCTTGCCGCTGTTTTGATTAAGTATGATTGAATACCATCAATCTCCATAATATAGCGATTCTTCATCTTCGGTTCGAAGTTGGTGAAGAACATTTGGTTAAATTCTAATACTTCTGCCATGTTTTATTTTCCTTTTTATACTAATAAATATCAGTTATTCACTTTTTTATTTTATGCTGAGAACGATGCTCCAGTTGGTAAGATGTTGAAATCAATTACAATGAATTCAGCGGTCTTAGTTGGTTGTAGGAAAATCTGTCCAGCTAAAATGTTTCTATCAACCACATCAGGTGTGTTGTTAGTTTCATCCATAACTACTTTGAATGCGTATAAACCTTGTCTTTGTTGGATACCCTCTAAATAAGGTTGTACGGTGTTGATAAATCTACCTCTTGTCTGAGCGGTGTTTTGTTCGAACACTAAGTAACGAGATGTAGATGCTACAAACTTCTTAACAGTGATTAACAATCTTCTTACATTGATTCTATCCAATGCTGATGCCTTATCTTGCAATGTTTTCTGTCCGAATGCCACAATACCTTGTCCAGGGAATGCTGCGATTGGGTTTACTTTGTTTTCGTATAAAGTATCTCTTTCAGAGTGTGTTAATCTATTCAATACTGAAACTGCTCCTACGATACCACCTCTATTCAAACCAGCAGGTGCGAACCATTCAGCTGCAATAGCGTCATTTGCTGCGAATACAGCTGGCATCAATACTGATGGTGGTACTGAGATTAGTTTGTTAGTATTCGTATCTACTGTCTTAACCCAAGGGTAGTAAGAACCAACATAGTTAGAATCTACTGAATTTGCCTGAGTAGTCACCTGTGAGATTGTATCATTCACTGCTGTCAAGTCAGCGATGTAGAATGCATCTTGTCTAGCTTCTACCATATCAATCACATCAGTTACAACAGCTGGGTGTAATCTTCTTACAATACCAGGAGTTACTACCATATTGATATCCCACTCATCAGCGTTTGAGATTGCGTTCACAGCTTTAGCGTATGCCACCGAACCACTAGCAGTTGAATCGGTTAAATCAAATCCTTGTGAGTTACCAGCTGAGATTGAAGAACCTAATGCAACTTCTCTAGCAGGACTCATACCATCAAATCCACCTTGGAATGCTAAAGTGAATTGTCTCTTAACCATATCAGCGGTTGCTGAACCGGTCATTTCTAATGAAAGTTGAGAATCAAATCCAAATACAACATTCGAACCAACACCAGCATTATTAGGAATTGGTTTTAAGTAGTTTGAGTTATCCAACTTAACACCAGTAGTTTCAAAATCGAAACCAGCATATTGGTAAGGATTACCAGTTGTGTTAGAAGTTGAAGTTGTTTGGTAAACAACCGCTGGAACAATAGTTTCAGTAGTTGCTTTAATTGTATTAGTGTAAGCCCCATGTGCGAATGGTGCAGCTGATACAGGGTAAGAACCTTGTGCTCCAACCTCTACTCTAATGTATTTAGAGTTATTCAACCAATCACCATTTTCAGTAATCTTACCATTGTTATCAACAGTATAGTATCTATCACCAATTACTCTTGCAATATAGTTAGGTGATGATGGGTCTAAGTTTACATTATTAAATGTTTCTAATACTACCTTTCTCTTATCAGTGTCAGAGAATGAACGGATAGTTACACTAAATACCGAGTAATCAGTACCACCATCTTCACCCGCTGCTTTAACACCAGAGATAGAAACTTTGAATCTTGTGTTTTCTCCATTACCATGTCCTAAAGTGTGGAAACGGAATAGGTCATATCTTTCACCGGAGATAAGTTGTGATTTAACCCAAGGAGTTGTTGCTACACTAGCATCATATGCAAAGTCTTGTGTTGGAAGTGCTTCTGCTAATACAGCTTTACTTTCAGTTACATTTAAACTAATACCATCAACCGCATTTCTGAAGTATGAGTAAGTGTATGCATCTTTTGAACCTAAAGCAGATACACCAAATACATCAGTTACATCGTTGTTAGCAGATGCTAATAATGAAGCAGATACTTCACCAATACCACTACCACTTACTACAAATGAGCCAGATACAGTATCTGATGCAGTTACTGTAAAACCACTAAATCCAACTGATTCATCACCATTATTGGTTGAATGAAGAGTTGCAATTAATTTTACAGTACCATCAGAACCACTAGCCAATAAACCAATTGGTGCTGCTTGTTGGTAACCACCTACACCCGCTACTCTAACGATTGTAGCAGTTCCAGCTTCTCTTAAATAGTTCTGAACTGCGTACTCTGTATAGTAAGTACCATCAGGTGTACCAAATTTATCTTCGAACTCCGATTGAGTTCTAACTACTGTTGGAACAAACGCTGGTCCTTTTTTGAAAGGTCCTATAAACGCTGCTCCTATTTCTCCTACACCTTGTGCTAAGAATGAAAGGTCATTTTCTCTTGTGAACACACCAGGTGATACAATTCTTTCTGCCATATTATCTCCGTGTTATTAAGTAATCGATTTGTTTATTACTTATATAAATATAACCAAAATATTGAAACCAACAATTAACCTACTTAAACTTCAGGGGTAGGTGTTACATCAGCTGAACCTGTTGACCAAGGTAATAATGCTTCACTAACTTCAGTTTGCGGGTCATCGATTTCATCAATTTTCTTTTGGATTTGTTCAACTACATGGTCCCAATAACCGTCTACCACTACATTTTTAATCCATCCAAGAACTAGTTCTTCGGTTAATTCACCATATGCTGTGAATTCATCGGTTGATGATGGGTCAAAATCCAATGGAGTAGCTCCAACAAATTTACCCTCTGTACCTGTTGTTGATTCAGTACCTGTCAATTCCCATCTAACATGAAGAACAACATTTTCAATATCACCCACTGTCTTTTTAGTCATTTGGGTTACTTTCCAAGAATATGAAACTGCCATATTTTTCCTTTTTAATTTGTTTAATTAACTATAAATATATAATAGTTCCTCAAAAGAGAAACTAATTCTGATATAAATATCAAAATAGATTATGATATACTACCAGATGTTTCTACGAAACTAGCAGATACCATTGTCCACACATCTTGTACAAATTGAGATTCGCTAACAAATAAAGATTCTTCATTTGCAAATGTGTACAAAGTTTGAGTGTGATTACGATTAATCTCCTCACCATCCTCATAAAAAGAAACTCTTTTTATAACTTCAATGTGAGGTGTTTGAACATTGATATCTAATTTATTTAAAATTACTTCTTTTGTGATTGCCATCTTATCCTTTGTTTAATAATTGTTTCAACATTTCTTTCATTTCTGAAAGTTCTGACTTTAAGTATTCTATTTCTTCTTTTTGCTCATCAACGATTGCTTTTTGTTCGTTAATTGCGTTCACAAGAAGTGGTACAACTCTATCGTAGTTAATAGTTTTGTAATCATATCCCAATGATTGTGCTAAAGGAGCTGGGTGAACGATTTCAGGAAGTACCGATTCAACATCTTGTGCTGAAAGACCTACTTGAAGTTCATTACCCTTAAATCCGATTAAGTTAGCCTCCTTGTTGTTTCTATAATAGAAACCATTCAACTTACCAACTTTATCTAAAGCACTTTCGATATCACCTACTTTATCCTTCAATCTCATATCAGAGTAGTAAGCGATAACATCACCAGTTGCTCTTAAATCACCTTCAACATACCAACCCCAAGATTGTGCAGAACCCTTTCTTCCACCATTGTAGTATATACCATACCAATCGTTTCTATATCCTAAAGTGTGCCATTCGTTGTTAACATCATTGTAGATACCATTCGCAGAACTCATATCGTGCATAAACACAATACGCCCACCAATAGACCAACCTTCATATCCACCAACATCCGAACCATAAGTTGCAACAGTACCATACTGTCCACCTTCATCTCTTACCGCTCGTAAACCACAACCTCTATCTTGGAAGTATAAACCAGTAGAACCTTGAGGTCTGAACCAATCGTTAGCGTAAACAGTCCGTAACTGAGATGAACCATTCGGGTCAATACGATAACCAGTATCGTTTGAGTCGTACATTACAGTTGAGTAGAAATCGTATGAATACTCATTCAACCCATACATCGCAATTTTGTACCAAGGGCGTTTTGAACTCCAATAAGAAGTCCACCATGCACCACTAATAGGTCCACCAACTAACTGAACACCATATCCATAGTTGTATCCACCATTGAAGTGAGATGCTTGGAAACCTACCCAGTGAGATGTACCAGAAGGTTGGTTAGCTGGGTTAGACCATGTATCAATGAAACCAGAACCCTGGTCGAACATTGAGATAAGGTCGGTTGTTCCCCAACCATGTACACCAGTCCAATAACGAGAATCAGAAGTATAGTTCCATCTCTTATAGTTTGACCTACCAGTTAAACCAATAGCCGCTTTACCAAATGTTGTTAAGCCAATCCAGTTAGATTCCGAATTAGGATTCATATAGTATCCCGTATCATTTGAATCGTAGAAGATTGGTGCTCTTAACGAATCGCCAGCTTGTAGGTTGTAGTTAACATATACATTGTTTCCACCCAATGGGTCAGTTGCGTTGTTAACAGACATTACCTGCGTTGCCATATTGTAATCGTTGTAGAAACGCATACCATTATAAGATGCGTTTGCTCCAAACTTAATACCAGTATGGA